TGCCGCACCGCCTGCGCGAAGCGGAACGCGGTGTCCTCGTCCTGCTTGGCCCACCATGCTTTCGTCGGCGCGCCTTCGATCAGGACGTTCTTCGCAAGGCTGGCGAGGCGTTCGGCGCTGGGCCGCATGGCGTTGATCGCGGGATAAGCCGCCGCCATGGCATCGACCGTGCGGTCAGCCACCATGAGGACAAGGCCGTGCATGTCCACGATGCCCGCCGCAGCGCCATACCGCGCATGGATGGCGTCCTCGGCTGCCTTGATGATCGCGTCGATATCGCGCTTGTTCGAGCCGGTCAGTGTGCGACTTGCGACCAGTTGCCGAAGATCGCCTTCCAGTTCGCGCAGGATCAGTTCCGCCCGCGCTTCTTCGTGCGCCGACAGGCCCTGCAGTTCGAGCGCGAGGCGCAGGATGGCGTCTTCGAGGGGGATCACCACTCATCATCCCTGCCGAACCCGATGGGATTGGGCGCGCGCATGATAGGATCGCCGTTGACGTCCAGAAGGCCCGTGTCGGTCGCCTCATGGTCGGAAACGGTGGGCACGAACCACGAATTGCCGTCCGGGTAATAGCCGTCATCGTCGGAGCGCGTGACCTGCGGTCGCGGGCGGGTGAAATACCTCACGCCGCCACCTGCTGCGCATCGTTCGCGGGCCGAGGCATCGTCACCGACACGTCGATTTCCGATTGATGCTCTTCCAGCGATTTTTCGCCGTCGATCACGTCGCCGCGCTTGAGGACATCGAACAGTTCGGCCTCCGACACTGCGCCGGCCTGCCATGCCGAAACCAGCGCGGTGAGTTGCTGCGCATCCATCGCCACCGGGGTGAACTCGCGGTTGATCTGGTAGACCACTTCGCCCGACGCCCCAACCCATTCCGCCATGACCCGCAGCGCGCGTTCGATGACATCGGACACGGCGATGACCGCACTGGCGAGGATCGAGTTTTCGCCAGCCCGCTTGATCTGCGTGGCACCGAGCGTCTCTACTTGCTTGGTCTCGTCAGCGATCATGCGCGCGCCGAGGACGGCCATGCGCCGTTCGAGCGACGCCAGCGCCTTCTCGACCGCGCCGAGGCCCTGACCGCTGAATTCGAGGTATTCGCCCTTAGCGTCCGGCTGCGGCGACGTGATCGCGCGCGCCGAGCCGATGTAGAGCGGTTCTTCGTCCGCGATCCCGCTCAGGAACAGCGTCGGCAGCCCGGTGAAGTGCAGGCCGTGGCGATAGTCCGAATTGACCTGGTAGTGCGCGATGTTGGCGTCAACGAGGTCGATCAGCGGTGGCTCGTCGCACTCGGTCTGGATGCCGTCCACCCCGAGGATGAAAAACGGGATGTATGTCATCTTCCGGCCGCGCATGACCGGGTAGACCGGCCCCTCGACAAGCTCGTCCTGCTTGGTCTGGTCGTTGATGCGGAACACGCGCTGGCGGTAGAATCCGGCCTCATCGAGATCGAGGACGCGATAACGATCCTCGCAGCCCCACTCGAATTCGCTGTCGCCCGGGACTTCGGCCTCTTCCTTGAGGACGACCATGGCGAGGACGGTTGTGTTGCCGATCGTGCGATAGCGCCAATTGATGATCGACTGCGCGTCGTAGGTCTTGAGCGTCGGGCGGTGGCCGAGTTGCTCCCCGATCGCCACCGTCATCGCCACCACGTTTTCCGGCATCGGTGGGTGGTCGACTAGTAGGCCGATGCGCCCCACTTCCAGCACATCCTCGACCAGCAGTTTGGCCATGGTCGTCATGTCCGTGCCGGCAAGGTCGATGTTCTTGAGAAAAGGTTCGATCGCGGCGGGCAGGTTGGTCGTCACGGCCTTGCGGAACGCCATGCCCGACAGCCCCGCGATCGTGCGCCATGTCGCGTTGAAGTAATCCGACCGCATGACGCGCGCCTGGTAGTCTGGAAGCTTCTCCCCGGTCAGCATAGGCAGGTAGCGCACGCCGGCAGACTGCACCGCGCGCTGGCCGCTCACCGCGTCCTCGCAGCGCTGCCAGACCGGCAGGTATTCGTCGTATTCGTGATGCGTATTGCGGACGCCCTTGGCCATTAGATGCCTCCAAGTTGGATGCGCTGGATGCCCCTGCTGCGGATCGGAAATTTGTAGTGGATGAAGTAGCCCGCTGCGTCGTTCACATGGTCGAACCCGGCCGTCTTGTCCGGTTCTCCATTCTTGTCGTAGGCCTGCTTTTCGAGGCCCTCGACGAACGACGGGCAGTTATCGACATTGACCCGCATGCGGCGCTTGCCGTCGCTGTGGATCATCTGGTTCATCGCCAGCACGCGATCCTTGACCGGCGGGTTGGCGGACGGGGCGAGGACGTTGAACTTCGCTGCGCGCAGAAGGGCGATATCGCTTTCACTGGCGTTGTTCGAGCGCCTGCCGCCACCGCTGGCGTCGGGGTAGACGTAAATGGCGTGCCCGACATACCGCTGCTTGATCGCGGCGATCATGGCTGGCGTGTCCAACAGGCCGGTCAGTTCGTCCACGGCCACCGGATCGCCATCGCGCAGCACGAACACGACGGCGGCCATGCGACCGACGTTGAAGTCCATGCCGATGTGCAACGGCTCGCTTGTGCGGATGCCTTCGCCCAGCGGCGCGCGGTTTAGCGCACGGTCGAACTCGGCATAGACCGAGCCAGCGGTGAGGTTGACGAACTCGCCATCGAGATAGGCCGCCAGCAGGTTCGCCGGATACGAAGCGCGCAAGCTGTCGATGTAGCCATCGGGCAGGTTTGCCGCGTTGCTCATCGTCGAGGCTTTGATGAGGCGATAGCCGTCGGCCGGGTTCTTCTTCCAGCGTTCGTAGACGAAGCGGAAGCCTTCGGGGGTTGTGGTCACGCCAACGGTGTTGAGTGCCCCGTCAGGCTTCTTCTGGCGGTTGCGCCCAAGGATCTTGTTCCACGCATCGCGCGCCTTGTCCGTGGCGAGAACGTCCAATTCGTCCACATTGCTGTCCGCAACTTCGTAGGCGATGATGCGCGAGGGGTTGTCCAGCGTGCGCGCGATGACAAGCCCATGGTCCGCGATGTCGATCACGTTGTCGTTCTTGTTGATCTTGTGGCGCATCTTGAGCTTGTCCAACTCTTCCTCGATGCGCGGGTAGAGCATCCGGGCGACAAGATCGTAAGTCGGCAGGTAGTACGCGACGTTCTGCTTCGGGTAAGACAGCTTGCGGGTCAGCGTGCGCCAGATTCCGGCGTGCGACTTGCCCGAGCCAAAGCCCGCCACGAAAGCCGGGAACTGCTCTTCCGCCGTCACGAAATCGAACTGCGGCGCGGTGAGGCTAACGTCCATCGGCTTCGTCCGGCTGACGGATCAGATTGATCGTGATCGGACCATCTGGCGCTGATAGCTCCACCTTGTCCTTGAACATGCCCAGGTGCTTGCCGAGAAGTTCAAGCGACTTGTTCGCTCCATTGGCGTTGAACTCCCAAACGTCGCGCCCCTCTTCATCGGTAGCCTGGCAGCGCTCCTTGCCTTGCCCCACCATGACCGGCGCGCGTTGCATGCAGCGCTCCACAATCTCGGCAAGATTGGTGATGACGTAATCGACCGTGATTTCCGTGCGGTCGGCGCGAGCGGCTTGCGCTGCGGCGATGGCTTCTGCGATTTCAGGTTTGCTTAGGTTCTCATAGCCGATCGCGTAAGCCGTGTTTTCGCTGTACCCAGCACGAATGGCCGCCTGAGTAGCATTCAGGTCGATCAGATATTCGGTAACGAAGCGCTGCTGTTTGGGTGTCATCGCGCGCGAACCCTACCCGATCCGCGCCGCCTCGAAAGTTGGCGTTAAGCGTCCTCGTCTTTCGGCTCAGCAGTCTTCCGCAACCACTCGATCATGCGGTTGCGCAGTTCGATTTCATGCCTGATCGAGGCTTCGAACTGTTCCTGCATCATCGGGATTGCCAAATTCAGCCTCTGGAGGCCCCGTAGAGCGCTTTCCTCTGTCGGGTGGGCCGCGAGTACCCGATCAGCCTTCAACGCGCTGTACGGCACGCTCTCGACCGAATAACCGCTATCCGTGGAGACGACGCACCACGTGCTGAACAAGCTGGCGATGGGAGATGTCACGCAGCCAGTCGTATCCGCTTCTGCCGCCCTTGTCCAACGCGGGCGAGCAAACCACGCCGCTCAAGTCGGGCCACGACGCGGCAGACATCGGCGTTCGCGCTGAACCCCAGTGCATCCCGGATCGCCCCGTAGCTGGGCACGTCGCCTTGCACCGCGAGGCTGGACCGCACGAAGTCAAGCACCTGGTGTCCGCGATAGCCGAGCGTGCGCATCACCCGAACCTCCCCTTGCCCATCCTGCGCACCGTCGCCCGATAATCGTCAGCCGCCAGCACAGTCACGATCGC